TCTCACCCGTAGAATTATTGCAATGGTATGAACATGACGCAGGGAGTTGTTATGGCGCGCGGTGGATTTCGCCCTGGTTCTGGTCCGCTGAAGGGCACCAAGGAACCAAATCGCATGAAGCGTATGAAACTGGAAAATACCTTGCCGCCGCCAGATGTTGCGCGCGCAGCGGTTGATGCTGGGTTGACGCCGCTTGAGTACATGCTTGCGGTGATGAGAGATCCGGGTGCTGATGAGGTTAGACGCGATCGTATGGCGATGGCGGCCGCTCCGTACTGCCATGGGCGGATGTCCGATAATCGGGTTGGCAAGAAAGACCAGGCGCGGATCGATGCCGCCACGGCGAGTGAGGACAGCGATCTTGCCTATGATGGCGGCGGTCAGTTGAACTGATGTGGGATACCGCGTGTCCGGACTGGGAGGAACGTCTTCTCGCCGGCCGGTCGCTGGTTCCGGATTTGCCGCTGTTTCCGGACGATGCGGCGAAGGCGTTGCGGGTCTTCAAGCAGTTGCGGTTGCCGGACGTGATCGGCACACCAACGATGGAACAGGCTTGCGGCGAGTGGTTTTTTCCGATCGTTGCGGCGCTGTTCGGTTCGTATGATCGCACCACCAACACCCGGCATATTCAGGAGGTGTTTCAACTCATTCCGAAGGGCAATTCCAAGTCGTCGAATGGCGGCGCGGTGATGCTGACGGCGATCATCCTCAATCAGCGACCCGAGGCGGAGTTTCTGTTCATCGCGCCGACGATCGAGATTGCATCGATCGCGTACAAGCAGGCGAAGGGCACGATCCGGCTGCATCCGAAGCTGAGCAAGATTTTCCAGGTGCAGGATCACATCCGCAGGATCACGCACACGCAGAGCGGCGCGACGTTGTCGATCAAGGCGGCGGACACCGACGTCATCACCGGCTCAAAAGCCGTCGGCACGATGATCGATGAAACGCATGTTTTTGCAAAAAGGAGCAATGCGAAAGACGTGTTCATCGAACTGCGCGGTGCTCTGACCAAGCGGCCGGACGGGTTTCTGTTTCAGACGACGACGCAGAGCAAGCAGCCACCGAGCGGTGTGTTTGCGTCCGAGTTGTCGATGGCGCGGAAGGTGCGCGACGGTAAGATCAAGATGGCGCTGCTGCCGGTGCTGTATGAGTTGCCGGAACGGCTGGCGAAGAACAACGGCTGGAAAGAGCGCAAATACTGGCCGTTGGTGAACCCGAACCTGGGGCGCTCGACCAGTGCGGATTTTCTCGAGCGCGAGTTGTTGCGTGCCGAGGAGGAAGGCGCGGCATCGTTGGCGCTGATCGCATCGCAGCATTTTAACGTGCAGATCGGCATGGCGCTTCGGTCGGACGGCTGGGCCGGCGCCGAGGTGTGGGAGCGCGGCATCGAGGTCGGTCTGACGCTGGACGAGATCCTGGCACGTTCGGAAGTGGTGACGGTGGGCGTCGATGGCGGCGGGCTCGACGATCTGCTCGGTGTCGGATTGATCGGGCGCGAGAAGGGCACCAAGCGCTGGCTCGGCTGGGCGCATGCGCTGATTTCCGACATCGGGATCGAGCGGCGCAAGGCGAACGCGGCATATTACGAGCGGTTCGAGGCAGAGGGCTCGCTGACCAGGTTCGCGTACATGCGGCCGGACACGCTGTCGGTCGCGCAGCCGTTAAACATCCAGTACGTGGTCGACCTGGTGGAGAAGGTGCAGCGGCTCGGTTTGCTGGCGCAGGTTGGCGTTGACGCGGCCGGCATTGGCGCGATCGTGGATGCACTCGGCGAGATCGGCGTGACGCAGGACGCCGAGAAGCTCGACGCGGTGCGCCAGGGCATCGGGCTGATGGGTGCGGTCAAGACGATCGAGATCAAGCTCGCTGACTACTCTTTCCGGCACGGTGGCAGCGCGCTGATGGCGTGGTGTGTCGGCAACATCAAGGTGGTGCCGACGCCTACGGCCATGCGGATCGCGCGCGACGAGAGCGGCTACGGCAAGGTTGATCCGGCGATGGCGCTGTTTAATGCCGCGCATCTGATGGGGCTGAACCCGAACCGCAAGCCCGAGTATCACCTGCACTTCGCCTGAAGGATTAATCCCATGCTCAACCGGGCTTACAGCCTGCTTGTCATCAAGCAGGTGGACGAGGACGCGCGCGTAATCACCGGCATGGCGACGACGCCTGCGGCTGACCGCATGAACGACGTCGTCGAGCCGATGGGCGCGCGGTTCACGTTGCCGATTCCGCTGCTGTGGCAGCATCGCAGCGACGATCCGATCGGCACGGTCACGCATGCCAAGGTCACCAAGGCCGGCATCGAGATCGTCGCGCAGATCGCCAAGGGCGTCACCGCCGAGATCGACCGCGCCTGGGCGCTGATCAAGGCTGGCCTCGTTCCTGGCCTCTCGATCGGATTCAAGTCGATCGAGCATGAGGTTCTTCCGACCAAGGGCCTTCGTTTCAAGACGTGGAACTGGCTCGAGCTTTCGGCCGTGACCATTCCGGCGAACGCAACCGCGACCATCACCACCATTCGTTCGATCGACACCGCGCAGCGGGCCGCGACAGGCCAGCACGCTCGCGACGGTGTGCATCTCAACCCACCGGGCGCCTCCGGACGATCTCAACCGATTGCCCTGGAGGGCACCAAAATGAAAACGACCGCAGAGCAGATCACGATGCTCGAAAACAAGCGCGCCGCGAGTGCGGCCCGCCAGGAAGCCGTGATGCAGAAGAGCCTCGACGAAGACCGCACCACCAGCGCGGAGGAGGCAGAAGAGATCGACAATCTCGGTCGCGAGATCGAGGCGGTTGACGCGGATCTGGTGCGGTTGCGCCAGATCGAGAGGACAAAAGCTGTCGAGGCCAAGCCGGTCACCAAGGCGCCCGAGACCGCCCGCGAAGGGAGCCTCGCGCGCGGCGGCCTGGCGGCATATGCGACGGTGGCACAGCAGATCCCGAAGGGCGATTACGTGCTGCGCGCGCTGGTCTGCAAGCTCAAGGCACACTTCACCAAGCAGTCGCCCTACGAGGTGATGAAGCAGGAATACGGCGACGACGAGCCGACCCGGGCCGTGATGAACGTGATCACGCGCTCGGCAACGGTGCCGGCTGATACCGTGACGTCGGGCTGGGCGAGCCAGTTGGTCAATACGTCGATCACGGAATTCTTTGCCGCACTGATGCCGAACTCGGTTTATCCGGCGCTGGCGTCGCGCGGCGGGAAATTCTCGTTCGGCCAATCGGGCATCGTGTCGATGCCGACGCGGGCGGCGACGCCGACGATCGCCGGCAGCTTCGTCGCGCAGGGAGCGGCTATCCCGGTGCGGCAGGGCGCATTCTCGGCGATCACCTTCACGCCGAAAAAGATGGCGGTGATCTCCGTTTTCACCCGAGACATCGCCGAGCACTCCACGCCGGCGATCGAAGGCCTGATCCGCCAAGCCATCATCGAGGACACCGCGGTCGCGATTGACTCGGTGCTGCTCGATGCGACGGCGGCAACGACCACCCGGCCGGCTGGCTTGAAAGCCGGCGTTTCCGCCACGACGGCAACGGCGGCCGGCGGCATCAATGCGCTGATCGGCGACATCCGCGGGCTGACTGGGGCGCTGATCACCGGCACCAACGGCAATCTGCGCGCGCCGGTCTGGATCATGAACCCGGCCGATATCCTGGCGGCGTCGCTGCTGCCGGCTACCGCAGGCGGCGGTGAATTCCCGTTCAAATCGGAACTGACGGGCGGAACGCTGCAAGGCATGCCGGTCATTTCGAGCAGCAACGTCACCGCCGACACGATGCTGCTGGTCGACGCTGCGGACTTCGTGTCGGTCACCGGTGACACGCCGCGGTTCGACGTGTCCGACCAGGCGACCATCCACATGGAGGATACGACTCCGCTGGCGATCTCGACCGTCGGTTCGCCGGCTACCGTCGCCGCGCCCGTGCGCTCGCTCTGGCAGACCGACTGCATCGGCGTGCGCATGCTGCTCGATCTCAATTGGGGTCTGCGTCGGACGGGCGTTGTTGCCTGGACGCAGACCATGACCTGGAACTGATCGACCAGGCTTAAGGCCAAGCCGCGCTAATGCGGCTTGTTCGTTTCACATGAAACAGGAGGCCATGAGCATGGCAAAGGAACTTCGCAAGACCAAAGACAGTCCCGACGTCAAGGCAATGCTGCAGGACGCGAACGAGGAACGTGCCGTCGCCAACGAAGAGGCGATGGAGCGCATGGACTCGGCACAACCGACACCGACGCAGGAGGAAAACGATCTCGCCCGACTCGGCATTCAGGTCGACGAGAAGGAGCCCGACGGCAGCGGGCCGACCGTCATCAGAAAAACCGTCGTGGCGAATGTGCCGCTCGGCTACGACACCAAGGCCGCGTTGGCCAAGGAAACGGAGGAGGGTCGGGCCGAGAGTCGGTCATTCTCACGGCCCAGGTCGGAACCGAAGACGTCATAGCGACAACCGGCGGGGATTGACCTATGCCTCGAGTCGTCGTCACAGCGACAATCCCCGCCGGCCAGTCTATTTCCAATTCGATCGATCTATCGGCTGGCGACGCAGCATTCTGCCATATGCCGTCCGGATGGACCCCTGCGCTGCTCTCGTTTCTGATTTCCTATGACGGCAATACGTTCGGCGATCTTTGCGATCAGAACACTCGCGAGGTCACGCTCAATGTCTTGCCGGGAACGGTGATCCGGGTGGATCTGCTTCCTGCCAATGTCGGCTGGCTCAAATTCCGTTCCGGCTCTCGCTTCGGTGCGGTGACACAAACAGCCAGCCGAGTTTTCACCATCATAGCCGAGTCATGAGCACAGTGGCATGACTGATACAATCGATGTGTTTCTCGGTGAGATGCGGTGTGCTCTTCATCGCTTTCAGCCGAAGCCTGGAGACGTTTTTATTCTTACGGTCCCCGGTGAGTTGTCTGCGGAACACGCCAAGCTTATTGAGGCCGGGTGGAAGAGAAACTTTCCAGACTCTGATCTGAAACTGTGCATTCTTGCTGGCGGTGCGACCGTCGAGTTGGCTCCTGCTGCGCAGTTGACTACCCAATGAAAATCCTCGGCCTGCCGATCCCGTTCACCGGCGAAAGCCAGAAGGCGCTCAGCTCTGTGCCCTATGGCAGCAGTGGCTGGTATCCGGTCATCCACGAGCCGTTCCCCGGCGCCTGGCAGCGCAACCTCCCGATCAATACCGACAGCGCGGCGTCATTTCACGCGGACTTTGCCTGCAAGACGCTGATCGCGCGCGACATCGCCAAGATGCGCGTGAAGCTGGTCGAGACAATCGACGACATCTGGTCGGAGACGACCAATCCGGCCTATTCCCCGGTGCTGCGTCGGCCGAACGACTATCAGACGCGCAACCAGTTCTGGGAAAACTGGATGCTGTCGAAACTGTCCCGCGGCAACACCTACGTGCTCAAGGTACGCGACAACCGCAACGTTGTAATCGCGTTGCATGTGCTCGATCCGACGCGGGTGCAGCCGCTCGTCGCTGATGATGGCAGTGTGTTCTATCGTGTGAATGGCGACAATCTCGCCGGCACCCGCGAGATCACCGTTCCGGCGCGCGAGATCATTCACGACCGGATGAACTGCCTGTTTCATCCGCTGTGCGGGACACCGCCGGTGTTTGCTTCCGGGCTGGCCTCGATGCTCGGTCTTAATGCCCAAAAGGCGTCGGCGCTGCTGTTCGAAAACTCGTCCATGCCGGGCGGCATTCTCACCGCGCCCGCCGAGGTAAGCGATCAGGTCGCGCAGTCGATCAAGACGAAATGGGAGGCCAATTTCTCCAAGATCAATCTTGGCCGCGTCGCCATTCTCGACAACGGGATGAAGTACGAAAAGATCGCCATGACCAACGTCGAAGGCCAGATGGTCGAGAGCCTGAAATGGTCGGCCGAGGTGGTGTGCAGCGTCTATCACGTTCCGCCCTACAAGGTCGGCGTCGGTGCGCTGCCGAGCTACAACAACGTGCAGGCGCTCAACGTCGAATATTATTCACAGGCGCTGCAGTCGCACATCGAGGAGGCCGAGGAGTTGCTCGATCACGCGCTCGGTATTGGTTGGGGCATCGGCATCGGGACCGAGTTCGATACCGAGACACTGCTGCGCATGGATAGCACGACGCAAATCGCAGCCATCCGCGATGCGGTCGGCGCCGGTGTGATGGCGCCGAACGAAGGCCGCGGCAAGCTCGATTTGAAACCGGTCAAGGGCGGCGAGTCGCCATACCTGCAGCAGCAGAACTACAGCCTGGCCGCGCTCGCCAAACGCGATGCGCAGGACGATCCGTTCAAGCCGAATACACCGGCAGCACCTCCCGCGCCGGCCAACGACGACAGCGCCGACGCGCCGGACGAAATGGACGACGAGAAACTTGCCGCGATCAAGAACATCGCGCGCTGGGGCGCGAAGTCGATGCTGACTGCGTGAGGGCATGATGGATCATCGGGTCGTCACCGCATTGCTGGAAGCCATCATCCCCGAGGTGAAGGACCATTCGGCCAATCTCGTCGCGCCGATCAAAGACGAGCTCGAGAAGCTCGCCGGCCGTCTCGGCGAGCTCGAGGTGCGCGCGCCCGAGCGCGGTGAAAAGGGCGAGCCCGGCGCACCGACCCTCGAGCAGATCACCGAGGCGATCGGCGCGCTGCATGTCGAGGCGATCGTGCGCGACGCGCTGACCGCGGAAAGCCACAAGGGCGGCATCGACGTGCTGGCGCCGGGCGATGTCGCGGCGGAAATGGCCAATGCCACCGCAATGCTCGCCGAGCCGTTCACCGGCCGCACGGCAGGCGCCGAGAAGCAGTTCGCCCGGCCGCGCAGTTTCCGATTCGAGCGCGATGCCGAGAACCGCATCGTCGCGGCGTTCGAGGAATAGCGATGCAGATCAGTCTGTCCGACGCGGCGCGCAATGCGATGGTCGACGAGGTGGCAACCCTGATCGACGGCGAGCGCGGCAATGGCCGGATCGAGCTGCTCGCGTCGTCCGGCCTGGTGCTCGCCTCGCTCGAATGCTCCAAGCCGTGCGCGCAACCGCCGGTCAACGGCACCGTCACGTTCAACACCATTGCCGAGGATCCATCCGCCAAGGCGTCGGGCACCGCCGTCAAGGCGCGCATCGTCGATGCGGCGGGCGGCATCGTGTTCGAGTGCGACGTGAGCGACACCAAAGGCGACGCAGTCATCCGCCTGAACAGCAACCGGATCGTGGTCGGCGGTCCCGTGCGAATCCGGGAGTTCGTTCTGGTCATGCCGGCTTGAGTTGGGCCTCAAGTTCTCTGATCTTGGTTAAGGCCATCTGCCATTCGTGATAATAGGTGCCGTAGCCATACGTTGATCCCGGCTGCTGCTTGCCTTTCACGTAGATGCGCAAGTTCTCGATGGCGTTGTTTTGTTTGTTGCCATCGAGATGATCGACACACTCGCGACTTGTCAGCGGTCTGCCGAGGTGAAGCGCCATCACCCATCGGTGTTCTAAGACGGGTTGTTGAGATCGCTGCATCGCTCGGTACATCTGGATGAACTCATCAGGCACACTGCGAGATGGACGCAATACGTAGCCATTGTTATGTGCAAGGCTTGCTCGAGGCTTGCGGCCCCAAGTGTTCCACCGGTGCGAACCATCCGCTACGGCAGCGACTGCGCATGGTCTGCAGTAGCCTCTGAAGCTAGGTCGTCTACTTTCGTTGCGGATCTCGTTGGCAGGCCGGTCTCTCGTTTGTTCGCATCGCGGACATTTAACCGTGACCATTGTCCGCAACGCCTTAAAATAACGGCCCATGAACGGCTGGCTAACAACTGCTGAGTGGTCAATCGGGGTCGTATCTCTCTGCCATCTAGGCATAACACGTCATCCATAAACCCTTAAAAAGGAAGGATAAAACATGTCAATTTCGGACTCAACCGAAAATTCGATCCTGAATTTAGTCTTCTCCGCCACGACCTGGGCGAACTATGCCGTCAATGCGACGGCCTCGCCCGAGACCAACATCCACGTCGCGCTGCAGACCGCTGACCCGACCGACAGCGGCACGATGTCGTCGAGCGAGACGACCTACACATCGTATGCCCGGGTCAACGTCGCGCGCTCGACCGGCTGGTCAACGGCGACCACCGGCGTCGTCAGCCCGGCGTCGAATATCGATTTCCCGGCCGGCACCGGCGGCAGCGGCACCATCTCATTCTTCTCCACCGGCAAGACCGGCGGCGGCACCACGGCCATCCTGTGGAGCGGCGCCGTCTCGCCGACCATCGCCGCGGGCAACGGCGTGACGCCGCGCCTCACCACGGCGACGACGATCTCGCTCGACTGAACGCGTGTATCACTCGCGCGAACTGGTCGCTTGCCTGGAGGCAGTCGACGTTGAGGGCATGCGCCGGCTGTGGGGCCAGGTGGCGCCGCAGTTTCCGCAGCACGACGACGCCGGCATGGTTGCGGCCATTCACCTGGCGCGCACCAAGTCGGAGCTGGTGCGCTTCAGACTGCGCGCCTACTCGCATGCCTGGCTGATCGATCACGGCTATCCGTCGTTGTTGCCGGATGAACTCAAACCGCGGGCGCAACGCATCTATCCGGTGATCGCATCGGGCGTCGGTATCTCGGTCAACTCGCGATACCCGGAGGTCAAATCCGCGGTGACGCTGGCGATGACCGGTGCGGTGCTCGAGGCCGAGGCGGACGGGCGGCTGACCGATGCGCCGTTCGTGCGGGGCCGCATGCAGGAAGCGCGGCGGTACGCGGTGAAAAAACTGTTCGGGCGATGACATGGGCATTGTCGAGCAGATCGCCGCCATCCGCGCCGGCAAGAAGGATGAGCGTGCGCAGACGTTAGAGATCTATGCGCTGAAGACCAACGCGCTGCTCGGTGTGATCCGCTGTGGTCATGCCGTCGCGCACAAGGACTACACCTTCCGTATTAACGACGCGCGCATGGTTGGCGAGGGACGCCTGTTCCTCGACGTGACATTCGTGCGTGGCCCGCAAGAAGTTACCCACCAGATCACCATCACCAACCCGCCGCTGCTGCCGCGCGAGAGGACCGGCAACGAGCGAGAGGACATGGCGACGGCCATCAGCGAGATGCTGGAAGGCTTCGTCTGATGGCTGTTTATAATATCATCTATGTTGCTTCAGACCATGCTGCGCGTGTCTCTGGTGATACGTCGTATGCCTCCGCCCGAAACCTTAGCGGCGTAACGTCTGAGGACGCCGCTTCCGAATTAAAGATGGGGCATGGGTTTAATTCGCCAAACTTTAGTTTGTGGCAGTCGTTTTTATCTTTCGATACGTCCGCCGTTATTGGATCGGTTTCCTCTTGGTCGCTTGAATTAAAGAGAAGCACCACTACTACCGCATTCATAGGCAGTGTTACTGGTGCCGCGGGTACGGCTGTCGCACAGACCATTGAGTGGTACGTTTATCCTTGGACTGGTCAAGCTGCCTCCAATTTAAGAACCGGCACGCAATTGGCAGCCATGACGCCAATTGGTTCTGGTACGCTCCCAGCAGCTGCCACCACGCGCTATTCTCTTTCGGGGGCTGGTCAGACCAGCCAGTTTTTTGCAGCGTCAAATTTCAATATCATGGTGGCTGCGGAGGGTCAGCGCACTAACACAGCGCCAAGTTCGGCCTCTCAAAACGGACCCGGCGGAACATATCCGGAAAATGCTACGGGAACGACGAACGATCCGTTCCTCTCGATCACTCTCGACACCGCATGGCAATTCCTCGGCGTCTCCAACGAAGTTGCAGTCGCCACCACCGCGCACGCGCTGGTCACCACCGGCATCAGCGGTACGCTGGCGGCGGGCGATCTGCTGGTTGCTTGCATCACGTCGCGCATCGCATCGACCACCTCGGTCACGCTGCCGACCGGCGGCGAGTGGACGCTGGTCGCAGAGCAGAAGAACAACAACACTCTAACCACCAGCTCCGCCCTGCCTTCGGGGCTGATGGCCTACTGTGTGCGGGGTGCGTCCAACCCGAACCTGACGTTCACCCATCCGGTTGCTCCCAGTCAGGCGCAGGGGCGGATCGTCGCCTATCGCAATGTCAACACGTCCTCGCCGAAGGACACGCAGACATCGTTCACCACGGCGACCGCTCAAACGGCAGTCACCGGCACCGGTCTGACGACGACGCAGATCGAAGACCTGATCGTCGCAATGGCGTGCGGCGGGCAGGAAGCGGCGTGGTCCGCGTTCAACGCGACCGATCCGGCGGGTGCGTCGGGTGCAACCGTCACCACCGCGCCAACGACGACGTGGTCCGAGCGCGCCGACTCTGCTGTCACAACGGGTGCTGACGGCTCACTCGCGATCTTCGACGCGGTCAAGCTGACCAGTGGCGCGACCGGCAACCTCACCGCCACGGCATCCGTCTCTGCCGGGCACGTCGTCATCGCGGGCGCGTTCAAGATCTATGCGCCGCCGGCCGGCGACGGTGTCGGCGACGCGGACGGTGTGGGTGCGGCCGCCGCCACGGGCGCGGCGATCACGTCGGCCGATGCGAGCACGGCGAGCGGCACCGGCTCGGCGAGTGCAACGGGCACCGGCATCGTCGACACGGTCGGCGATGCTGACGGCACCAGCACTGCGGCGGCGACCGGTTCGTCGATCACGATCCTCGAGGGCGTTGGTGATGCTGACGGCGTCGGCGCCGCGAGTGCGACCGGCACGGGTATTGCGACTGCAAACGCCAGCACGGCTGCGGGTGTTGGCGCGGCCTCTGCCACCGGTTTCGCCATTGCGGCGGGCGCGGGCACGGCTGCCGGTATTGGCGCCGCATCAGCCGCGGGCACAGGCATCGCGGTCAGTGTCGGCACTGCGGCTGGCATTGGCACAGCTACCGCGGAAGGCACGACCGTCGGCGTCACCTCGTCGGCGCAGGGAACGGCCACCGGCACCGGCGCCGCCGCTGCCACCGGCACCGGCATCAAGGCCGCCAACGCCAGCACGGCGAGCGGGATAGGCACTGCAACGGCCACCGCTACGGCGACTGCGGCATCGGCTGGCGATGCTGACGGGATCGGCACTGCCACCGGCGCAGGTCATACCGTCAGGGTCGGCGCGGGTGATGCCGACGGTCTGGGTACAGCGTCGGCCACGGGCGCGCTCACTGGCGCAAGCGTTGGCACTGCGGCCGGCATCGGCAGCGCGACTGCCACAGGCGGCGGCACCGGTTCCGGCATCGGCGACGCTGATGGCATCGGCGCGGCTACTGCGGCCGGCCGGGCAACCGGCGCGTCGGCGGGTGATGCAGACGGCGTTGGCACTGCGGCGGCAACGGCCACAGCGACGGCGGTCTCGGTCGGAACGGCCGAAGGCGATGGCACCGCACTCGCACTTTCGGATCCTGGGACGACCACCGGCGAGGCAACCGGACAAGGCACGGCGGCAGCAACCGGCCGGGCGATCACGGTTGGCGTCGGCGCTGCGTCTGGCGTTGGCACAGCCGCGGCAGTCGGTGGTGCCATCGCCACGGCGGTTGGATCGGCCGCTGGCCTCGGCAGTGCATCGGCAACCGGCGCCCGCATTGCAGCAGGCGTCGGCACCGCGAGCGGGATCGGCACGGCTGCGGCGGTCAGCGCGGAAGCTGGCGTTATCGCTGAAGGTGTCGGCACCGCGACCGGTGTCGGCGAAGCCATCGGCCGATCGCTCGAGGAGCAGTTGCCGATCGCCGGCGGCGGCGGTGTTGGAATTCGGTTCCGGCCGCGCCCGGCGGTTATCGAAGGTGTCGGCTACGCTGTCCTGCCCGAGCTCATTGGGTTCGCGATCGGCGAGGTTGGCTATCGTCCCAAGCTTATCGCCGGACGCGCCAAGGGTGTCGTTGCTCTCACTGGCCACGCTTCCGGCGACATTGGGGTCAAGGGCGCGGCCTACAGTATCGCGCGCCTGCCGCTGATGGCGTCCGCATCGATGGACGCGGGATCCGCCGGCCAGGCGCAAGTCAGTCTCTCGATCTGCAAGGGTGCCGCCATGGGCGATCACGATCCAGACGAGCATTTGATCATCGCCTTGATGTTGGCGGCATGACATGAGCAAGCCGCCGCTCATTCCGCCACCGACCTACACATTGTGGCAATGCATCGGGACCGCGCTCGCGCTGTCGCGGCGTGCCGTCGAGGAAGTGCGGGCGCTGTCACGCCTGCCCGGGCCGCAGGGCGAACAGGGACTGGTCGGACGGCAGGGACCAGCTGGTCCGGAGGGCGGCAGGGGCATCGCCGGCGTGCAGGGACCGCCCGGCCGCGATGCGATCCAGTTGGAAGACTTCGAGATCGAAGCCAAGGACGGCGGTCGCTTCTTCGTACTGATCCTCAAGCGCGGCGAGACCGAAATCCGCCGTGAGGTCCGCACCGACCTGATGATCAACCGCGGCGTCTGGCGCGAGGGCGCGTTCCTCAAGGGCGACTGCGTCACGCACGGCGGCTCGCTGTTTGTCGCCGAGGAAGACACCAGCGACAAGCCCGAGCAGGGCAAGGCATGGCGTCTCGCCATCAAGCGCGGGCGCGACGGCCGGGACGCCAAGGCAGACGAGAAGCGCACGCTCGAGCCGGTGCGGTTTCGATAGTGGCATCGTATTGGACTGTCCCGCATGAATGGCCGGGCGAGATGGTATTCATTGTGGCCGGCGGGCCATCGGTGCTCGGGCAGGATCTTGAAGCACTGCGCGGGCGCCGGGTGATTGCGATCAACTCCAGTGTCTTTACCGTGCCGTGGGCCGACATCCTGTTCTTCGGCGATTGGCGCTGGTGGAACGAACCCGAGAACCGTGCGGCGGTTGCAAGGTTTCCCGGCCGCGTCGTGACCACCTCGCGCACGGTGCCGGACAAGAAAGTGTATGTCTGCTGCAAGACCAAGCCGCCGGGGCTGGCGCTGGAACGCAACAGCCTGATGCAGCGATGGACCTCGCTGACGGCGGCGACCAACCTGGCGGCGCATCTTGTCGGGCCAGGCGGGACGATCGTGTGGCTTGGTGCCGACGGGCGGAAAGCCGCGGACGGCCGCACGCATCATCACCCGCCGCATCGCTGGGCGCACACACCCGGCTGCTACGATAAGCACCGCGCTGATCTTGCGACGATCGTTCCGTCGCTACGATCACTGAACATTGCAGCGTGTAACGCCTCGCCGGGCACAGCCTGGGCGGATCTGCTGCCGGTGATCGATCTGCAGGAAGCGCTCGGCGAGCGGTGCGCTGCTTGAGGACGATCATCCTCCGCGGAATGTGGGGATTCGGCGACAACATTTATGCGCGACCGTTCATGCGCGCAGCCGCATCGCAATACGATCTCTGGCTCGAGACACCCTGGCCGGAACTGTTCGAGGATCTCGATATCCGGTTTGTGCGCGGGTCGCGCCGGCTGCGCACGCAGTTAAACAATGTCGCGCTGCAGCCGGAGGATCGCTGGTCGCGGCCGCCACTCTCGACCCGCGAGGTGATCCTCAACTACGGCAACCTAGCCGCAAGTTCGATCATCCGGTCACTGGAGACACGCTGGAGCACAAAACTGAGCGTCCGGTTCGACCCGGCGCTGTTCGATCTGCCGGATATGGGTCCGTCGCCTGTCGTGTCGGATCGGCCGATTGCCGTGATCCGGCCGGTCACGTTGCGTTCCGAATGGAAAAACCCGGCGCGCAACCCGAAGCCGGAATACGTCAACGCGCTGGCGGGTGAACTGATGGCGACCCATACCGTGGTTGTGGTCGCCTCTCTCGCCGCGAACCAGGAATGGTTGGTCGGAGATCTGCCGCCAGCGCACCACCACTTTCTGTTCGGCGAACTCAAGATTCGCCAGCTGCTCGCGCTGGTGCGCGATGCGGATATCGTGGTCGGCGGCGTCGGCTGGATCGTGCCGGCCGCACTTGCGCTGAAGACGCGGACCTTCATCGTGCTCGGTGGTAACGGCGCCCACAACGCGCCCGACAAGATCACAGATCGGCGCCTTGATTTGAGCCGCATTGGCTTTGCCGTACCGGAGAGGTTCTGCCGATGTGCGAGCATGCTGCATGCCTGTGACAAGACGATCGCAGATCCGCTCGGCCAGTTTGCCAGTTGGTCCGCCAGCATCTCCGCTGCCTAGCGTGCTGCAGTCGTCGCTCGAAGTGTGGCCGATCGACTGGACTGGCCTGCCGACACGGTTCATGTCTCATGACAATTGCGATTTGGAAGTCTTGATCGCGCTGGTGCGCAGCGTCAGCCCGCGTCATGTCATCGAGTTTGGCGTCAACGTTGGGCGTACCGCCAAGGCGATCATGGCAAACGTGCCGGGCATCGAACGCTATACCGGCATCGATGTGCCGCTCGACTATGTGCCGATCCTGGCGCTGCAACTCGACAATGCCGTGCCGAACCCCGGCGAAATGGTTCTGTCCGATTCGCGCTTTCATCTGATCGTCAAGCCGCGCGGTTCGCTCGACCTGACCGTCGCGGATCTTGAGCCGTGCGATGCCGCATTCATTGACGGCGATCACGGCCGCGCAGCCGTGCTGCACGACACCATGCTGGCGCGCGCGCTGGTGCGTCCAGGCGGGATCATCGTCTGGCACGACTACCACGACATTGGAAACGTGGACGTGAAGGCCGTGCTGGACGAGATGCACCAGGCCGGTGCTGCAATTCAACGTGTCGACAATTCCTGGCTTGCGTTTGAACGGGTCGGCTGATGCACACATATGCTGCACAATTGCATGAAGGACATCACCGATCCGGTCGGACAGTTTTTCCGCTGGTTGAACAGTTCTCGGCAGGCCGCCTGACCTGGTGGCCGCAACTTGGCCTCGGCTGGTATCCGGTGACGGCCGGCGTCGAGCCATACGACCAGGAATACTTCGATCGGTTCGGCCGCGATGCGGCCACGCCGCTCGGGGGCGCGCTGATGCAGGGACGCCTCGCGTTCGTCGAGCAGCACTGGCAGAGCACGCTGGTCGATGTCGGCATCGGGTCGGGCGCCTTCGTCGAATTGCGGCGCGCGCACGGACAGACAACCTACGGCTACGACGTCAATCCGGCCGGTGTGCGCTGGCTCGATGAGCGCGGGTTGGCGATCGACCCGTATCGTGTCCCGACTCCGGCGATGACGCTGTGGGACGTGCTCGAGCACATTCCATATTACCCGGCGCTGCTCGCCAACGTGCGGCAGTGGCTGTTTGTCTCGACGCCGATCTATCGCGACGCTGAGCATGTGCTGCGCTCGAAGCATTTCCGGCCGACCGAGCACTGCTGGTACTGGACCCAGCCGGGCATCGTGTACGCGATGAAGTTGTGCGGTTTCGAACTGGTGGTGGAAAGCAATTTCGAGACCGAGCTCGGGCGCGAGGACATCGGGACGTTTGCGTTTCGGCGGGAGACCTGAATGCTGATCGTCACCGAACCTGCCGAAGATCTTCAGTTGCTGACCGAGGAAGAACTGCGGGTGGCGGCTGGGCTTGAGCCGGACGATGACAGCCAGGATGAAGCGCTTGCGATCCAGGGGCTGCGCGCTGCATCTGCTCTGGCTGCAGCCTGCGGCGTTGCGAAGGCCGGCTATGATGCATCGCTGGCACCGCTGCGCGGCGCGGCACCGCGCACGCTGCACGCCGAGACGCTGGTGGAAACGATGCGCGTCAGGCCGGGCTACCAGTATGGGTCGCTATTCCTCGCGCGCTGGCCGGTGCTTGAGATCATCTCGGTGACTGAGGGCTCGACCGCGCTGACGACTGACGGCTGGGAACTCGACATTCCCGAGGGATCGATCACGCGCCTGTCCAGTAATGAGATGTGTTACTGGGCACGTGGCCGGGTGATCGTTGAATACGTGGCCGGCTATGATCCCATTCCGGATGACCTGAAAGCGTATGCTACCCAGCTTGTGGGCGGTTACCACCAGGTCACGACGGGCACCGACCCGAATGCAAAGCACATTGAAATCCCCGGTGTGATCACGATTGACCGCTGGGTCGACCAGACCGCCACCGACAGCGTCGTACCGGACGACATCAAGTCTGCGCTGGTGCGTGACGGCTACCGCAGGCCGGTGCTGGCATGACGCTGGCTGCCGAGGCGCAGCAGCTCTATCGGGAAAACCTGCACGAGCCTGTCAGCATCCGCCGCATCAGCGGCACCGGCACCGGGCGGGTTGATACCAGCTATCCCACAGTCGGGCGCGTGTTTGATTCCCAGCGCAAGGAACTGACCGGCGGCATCGCGCAGCAGGATCGCACCGCGATCATCTATGCGGGCTATTTGTTCGACGCGGGCATGCCGTCCGATGTCGAGGTCGGTGACTATCTGATCGACCAGGGCGGGATTGAGCATTCGGTCTACGAGGTGAAGCATCGCCGGGTCGAAGGCGAGATGATCGCCTATGAACTGACTGTGCGGGCCTGATGGCGCTGCAGGCGAAGGTGCAACCGATCAGCCGTGAGTTTGAACTATTCATGGCGCAGGATCTCGGGCCGAAGGCGCGCTCGGCCATGCTCGCCGCATTCGCCGCCGAGACGATCGAGGAGGCCAAGCAGGCGAACAAGCAGGTGCTCGGCGTCGTGCCTCCGTATGACGTATTCGTCGACGGGCAAGAGGGCGCAGCACTCACCAGCGTCAAGCCGGACGGTGTCATCCGCGCCGAGTTCGAACTGGTGAACGAGGCGCTCGCCTGGATCTATCAGCAACTGGAAACGCACTCGCCGCGGCTGACCGGGCAGTACGCCAGCTCGCACGTTCTGTTCGCGGACGGGCAGGAAGCGAGCGTGACCAACCCACCGCCCGCGCAGGAATATGTTTTCGTCAACACCACGCCCTACGCGCGCAAGATCGAGGGCGACAAGAAATCGGGACGGCCGCCGTCATCGCCGCAGGCGCCCGACGGCGTCTATCAGGCGGTTGCCACGCTCGCGCGGAAATTCAGCAACGTTGCCAAGGTCACGTTCTCTTACCAGACCGTAATGGGTGGTGAACGCAACCCGGCGATCATCGTGAGGCTGCGCTAATGCCATCCGCCGTCGTCGAGGCTGCGTTCCAGGCGCGGCTGTACGAATACACATTGGGCGATCCGCCGGTCATCCCGGCGATCGCGTCCGGCCAGCCCTCCAAGGACCAGGACGCATTCATCGTGCTGCAGTACCCGGTGGTCAACGGCAACAAGCCGGTGATCGGGCGACACTACTTCGAGGAGGGTGCGGCACGCCTGGTGCTTAACGTGCGTCGCACCGCCGAGATGGAAGCCGCGCTCGATATCGCCGACAACCTGGCGAGCATCTTCCGCGACCGCAAGTTCCACGACATCGAGACGTTCACACCCTCGCCGCCGATCGTCAACGACACCAGCAACGACGGCAACTGGTTCAGCCTCTCGGTGATCGTGCCGTATCGCTACCAGTTCTACGATTGACTGAAACTTAACCCCTAACCCCAATCCGACAGCCCGCCAGCGCCCCTGGCGGGTTTTTCTTTTCCCGCTGCAGGGGCGGCAGCTTCAGGCGCGTCGCGAGGCGCCCATTCTCAAAGGAGATGCGCCATGGCTGGCGACATCCAAACCACGTCTGGAACCAAGTTCTACATCAGCAGCACTGCCGCAGCATCGACGGTGGACTCCCTTATCGAATACGAGGCTCTGACCTGGACAGAGGTCGCCGAGGTCGAGGATCTCGGCAACATCGGCGACGTATCGTCCGAAGTCACCGGTGCGGCGATCGGCGATAGTCGTGTTCGCAAGGCCAAGGGCGCACGCAACGCCGGCACCATGAATGTGATCTGTTTCGATACGGTGCCGCTCGACGCCGGACAGGAGGCCGTGATTGCGGCCGAGGCGTCCAATAGCAACTACGCATTCAAGATTGAATTGCCGGAACCGGCCGTAGGCACGGCTGGGACCATTTATTTTCGCGGACTCGTGATGTCGAACGAGTACAGGCTCGGCACCAACGACAACATCAGGCGGCGGGCCTTCAACATCGGGGTCAACAGTGCCTTGACGGAAGAGCCTGCCACGACTGCGTGATCCTTAGTCGAGGCAAACGTGCGGGGCGGCAGCGATGCCGCCCTTTTTCTTTTGGCGCAACAGACAATGGTTGTTTCATGAAACTAAGCGATCGCAGGATTGATTTGAAGAAGCGCGAGGAAGGCGACTGGGTTAAAGACATTCCCGAGTTCGGTGACCTTGAGCTTAAGGTTCGCGGCGTTGGCAACAAGGACTGGGCGCGCATGGAACAGAAGCTCATCGCCGCCGTTCCGCGCCAGCGCAGGCTCAACGGCCTCGAGCCAGAGGACCGGGTGCGCATCAACGCTATTCTTATTCGTGAAACATCGCTGCTCGATTGGCGCGGTATGGAGAATGGGAACGGTGAGCCTGAACCGTACAGCAAGGAAGCGGCTAACAAATACCTGACCGATCCGGAACTAGAGTCGTTTCTTTGGGCCTGCATGCAGGCGGCCACCTCAGTGGCCGAGCAGCGCCGGGAAGAGATCGAGCAAGACGCAAAAAACTGATTGACGCCCTGCGGTGGCAACACCAGTGGGGCGGCCAGATCAAGCACTGGCAGTTCATGATCGAGCGGGGCCGCGAGGCACCGGCGGAATTCTACGATTGCCCTGAGGTCGAGCCGCATCTGGTCTGGCTGTGGAATGCGTTCTGGGAATTGGGCACCGAACGCCAGCTTGGCATGTCGATCGGGCCGATCCCCGGATCGAAGATCCGCGAATACCTTCGCGACGAATTGGATCTGTATGGCGCCGACTACGACCGCGCCAAGGCGATCATCCGCAAGGCCGACGATGCCTATGTCGGAATGCTGAACCGCCGCAAGGATGACGAGCCGAAACTGTCGGACCAGGCCAAGGCCACCGACAGCGAAGGCGTCAAGCGCGTGTTGCGCGGACTGGGCAAGGCGAAGCCGGGAAAACGACAATGAACGGCAACGTTATTCGCACCATCACCATCAAGGGCACCAGTGAGGGGCTCGAGAAGCTCACCGCCGATGTCAACAAGCTTGCCGCGGCGGAACAGAATGTTGCCGGCATGTCCGCTAAAAGCGGCAAGTCGATGGAGGATCTGGTCGTCGTAACCGAGCGGTCGGCTAAGAGCGTCCTCTCGCTCGAAGATGCCTGGAAGAAGCAGACGTTGAAACTGGACGAGGCGGCGCGCGCGCAGGCGAACTACTCGCGCGAAGCCAAGATCGCCGACGCGGTGCTGCGCCAAAATCTTATCTCCCAGCAGGAGCACGCCGCGCGGCTCGACCTGATCGCCCAGAAATACAATCAGGGCTCGGCTGCACAGAAAGCCTTTGCAACGGCGACCTCGGGCGTGTCGGCCCAGCTTGTGGCGATGAGTGCCGGTGCTGGGCCGGTCGGCGTGTTCCTGTCGGCGCTCGGTCCGTGGGGCATGGCTGCGGCGGTCGGACTCGGTGCCGCTTCATCGGCATTCAACTATCTGATCGACGGTGCCAATCATCTCGGCGACAAGTCGATCGAGGTTCGCAAGTTTGCCGAAGTCACCGGTCTCACCGTCACGCAGATCAAGGCATTGACATCTGAGGGCGGCAAGCTCGGCATTGGCTCGGACCAGATCACGAGCGGCGTTGAAAAGTTCACCGTTGGTCTGGCCGAGGCTCGCAAGGGGACCGGCGCGCTGTTTGAACAGGTGCGCGCGATCAATCCGGTGCTTGCACAGCAGCTCGCCGCCACGACCAATGCGGCTGAGGGCTGGGATGTTCTCGGCCAGGCGATGAAAGCCACGACGGACCAGTCGCAGAAGGCGGCATTGGCGCGCGCGGCGTTCGGTCGTGGTGGTGTCGAGATCGGGCTGCTTGCCGGACAAACCGCGGACGCTGGCGGCATCGTCGCAATGGGCACAGCCATTGCCAGAAATACCGGGCTCACCGACGAGTGGGTGAAAAAGACCGCGCAACTGCGCGCAGAGAACCTTCAACTGGAAAAGCAGATCCAGACGATGAAGGAGTCGGTTTATGCAAAGGAAATCCTGCAGCGTCAGAACGATTTCTTAAAGACCGAAAAGGCAATCACCGAGGAATTCCTGCGGCGCCGATCCGTCATGGGCCGCGGTGGCCAGGGCGTCGGCGGGGACGATGATGCCGCCGCGGCTCGCGAAGCAGCCGCCAATCGTCTTGGTGGGCGCCGCGGTCGCGAGGCTGGAGCAATTAAAGCCGCACTCGATCCGGCCGTGATCGCGGGCTGGCAACAGCTCGACGATGCAATCGCAGCCGCGGCGGACCAGTCCGAAGTGGCCGCGCGGTCTCTCACCAAACTGCAAAATGAGTCAGCCGCGGCGTTGAACAAGGAGCGCGAGCGCATTGGTCTGCTCGGGGATGCGGCGACCGAACAGGAAAGACTTAACGTCAAAACACTTGAGTTGAATGCTGCGCTTCTGGCGAACAAGATTTCGCAAGAGGATTTCAACCGCGCGTTGGCGGCGCAGACAACAGCATCGGACCAGATGCTGAAAAATCTGCGGCAAGAGGGCGAGCTGATCCGTGCCGATACCCAGGAGGAAAGGGACCGCATCTCAGCGCGCCAGACATATCAGAGATTGATCGACAAGACCGTGGACAGCACCAAGGCCGCGGCTATTGCCAGTCAGCAGTTGAGCAACGCAAACGAAACGCGATGGAGGGCAGAGGAAAAAGCAGCGGACGATGCAGTCAAGAGCATCAAGTCTGCCGAGGATGCATGGAGAGCGTATGCGAGTGGCATCATCAGTTGGTCTGTTGCGAACGACGAAGCCGGCGCGGCAGCCCGACGGCTCAAGGTCGAGATCACCGGGATCACGCAAGCAATCAAGAACAACAATGCGGCATTGCTGGAAGCCACGAAATTTATTCCGTTTGGCACGACGTGGGCGGGCATGTCGCCGACCGGTCTCGGGACCGGCGACAGTCAGTTCAAGAGCAACCAGGGCGGCCTCTCGCAATTCAATCCTCAAGGCTATCAGTCAAACACCTCGCAGGGGCAGGCAGCTCTATTCGCGGCGGCAGCTGCGTATGGCGAGGGCGGCTTTGAGAAGGACAGCAGCAACCAGTTTTCGAACATGTTTGCGCAGTTCGTTCCTAACACGCAGGGGCTCGAGACGCAGGTCAATGCGTCGATGGCCGCCGGTTCTGCCAGCGCAATCAGCGGGCTCCTGACTGGCCTGACATCTGCCAACTCCAGCCTGGTGCAGAGCACGGCGGGGATACTATCGCGCCTGACCGCCATGTTGCCGGACGACCAGAAAGCCGGCGCCATCCAGCAGCAGCTCGATGCCCTGAAGGGTGCGCCGGCCACGCTCGCGCGCAGCGAACTTGTCCAGCAGTTGAACGAGCAGCTCAAGCAGTTGACCGAGGCCACGCAGGAGAACACGTCTGCCACATCGACAATGACCGATGTGCTGTCGCCCTACTACTCGTCCGATCCGCGCCGGACGCATTTGGGTTTCCGCGCTTTTGCCGGCGGCGGGATCATGAGCCAGTTCGGTGAACTGCCGATCCGGCATTACCAGGGCGGCGGTATGGCGACCTCGCCACAAGTTGCTGTGTTCGGCGAGGGTTCGACACCAGAAGCATATGTGCCGGTTCCGTCCGGCCGCATTCCGGTTGAGGTGAAGATGCCGGCCAACGCCAACCAGAAACAGCGGCCGGTGAACGTGAACATCGTCGTCCAGGGCAACGCTGACCAGAACACGGTGGCAGCGCTGCGCGCGACGGCATTCCAGCAGGCGCAGGCGATGCGCCGCGTGATGTCCTGATATGGCGTTCACCTATCGCCTGCCTTCCGACATCGAGGAAGGAGCCCAGGGCGGCCCCGAATTCTCGACGGTCATTCAGGAGGCCGTGTCCGGACAAGAGCAGCGCGTCAAGCTGTGGGCGAAGTGTCGGGCGCGATACGACATCGGCTATTCCGTTCTGCACTCGGATGATCCGGTCGGCAGCTACCAGGCCATCCTGGCGCTGTTCTATGCGCACAACGGTCGCTTCCGTCCCTTTCGGTTCAAGGACTGGGCGGACTACCAGGCGACCGACACGAAGTTCGGAACCGGCGACGGCTCGGACACAACCTTCCAACTGTCCAAGACATATGACCCAAGCCTGGTCCTGCTCAACACGCCGGGATCGCTGACATACACGCGCGAGATCTATCTGCTCGCGACGACGCCGACCATCAAGGTGAACGGCGTCACGCAGACACTCACCACGCACTACACGATTTCTGCAACCGGTCTGGTCACGTTCGTGTCGCCGCCGACGACCGGGCATGCGCTGACGTGGAGCGGCGAGTTCGACATTCCGGTGCGCTTCGACGTGGATTATTTGCCGGTGGCGATGAACGTGAACAGCATCGCGGAGATCGGCAGCATCTCGCTGCGTGAAGTCATCGGGTCGGCCGAGTTGGCCTGATGCGCGATTACAATATCGCGCTTGCATCCACGACGCTGTTCCTGGCGCGCGTCGTCAAGATCACCCGCCTTGACGGTGTGGTTCTGCGTATTGCCGAGGCCGAGGAAGCGATCGCCGCTTCGGCACAGACGTTCCTGCCGCTGCCGGGCGCCACGATCTCTGCCGTCAGGCACATCATCGGCGGCGAAGTCGGGTCGATGGAGATCACGTTTGCCCATAGTGCGGGCGGTACGCTCGACACGGCAGAACTCAACACCGGGTTTTGGGATGGCGCGACTGTCCAGATGTATCTGGTGGACAGGTCAAGTGCCACCACGCTCGGCGATCCGGTCTTCACCGGATTGATCGACATCGTTTCGCTTGACCCGATCGGCGGGTCCGGCTCGTTCGATATTCGCGGGCTTGCGGCGCAGGCCGAAGCATTCATTCAGACGTTCCAGCCGATGTGCCGGACGGACCTGTTCAGTCCGCTGTGTCAGCTCAACGAAACTGATTGGGATCACGCCGGAACGGTGGGCACGATCATCGACCGGTTTAACTTCACGGTCGCCGGGCTGGGCGCGCCGCCGGTTGATGGATGGTTCAACCAGGGCACGTTCGTCACCGCGTCCGGCTTCAAGGCCGTCACGGCGAACTGGGTCCAGAGTTCGCTGAAGATCACGACCTATCAACCGGTGTGCATAGCGCGTCTGACCGCGGGCGAGACGATCACGTTGTATCCTGGCTGCGACAAGACGGGCGCTATGTGCCGGGACCGCTTCAATAACAAGATCAACTTCCAGGGTGAGGACCACTTTCTTGGCATCAACTCCATCGTGGGCGTATAGCGATGGCGTGGCTCTACAAGCATCTGGATCGGTACGGCAACCGGCAGATCAGTACGTTCACGGGCGATCGTTCCATCAATACGCACTTTGAGTGGGTTGATGACGCGCCGACATCCGCGCCGACTTTATCCGCGCCGAACCCCACTCCGGTTTCCCCGACGTTCGATCCGAAGATCGAAGCGAATGCACTCTACGGAAAAGCGATGGGTCTCTATACGGGCGGTTATGCCCGCATGGGTGCCTCGCCTGCTCCGATCGTCGGGCCATACATCAACGGCAGCACGGTTGATTTCATTGTGTCGTTCGGTGTTCCGTCCAACCCGGAGGGCGACCGGAAAATCTACAACATCTGGCTCGACAATGAGTGGGCATGGACCTCGGCGAGCGGTGGCACACTGCCGGGCGATGGCACCTTCAAGGCTGAGGTATTCGACTTCGTCTTCAAACCGGGGCGGCTCGATCAAACCGTCTGCAGTCTCGAGACCGAGAAATTTTCCGGCGATGAGAACGCCTACCGCCCGCAGATGTTGCTGCAGATCCGCGGGTTGCCCTATGCGCGATTCATGTCGATTACCGGCAAGCCGGTCCCTTATGTTGCAGCAGATATCGGTGACGTGACTGACGGCGCCGATCCGCTTGACGGTATCAACCTCGGCGAAGGTCTGGAGCGCATCGCGTTCAGTCCGTGGATTGGCTGGACCTCGGCCAAGTTCGAGGCGTCGAACGTCACCGACGTTGTTGATGCGATCCTCATCAAAGACAATTTCACCATCATCCAGCTTTGCCAGAACGTGACCGGCGAATACCGCAACCTCGATCTGGTTGTTTCCGACAAGGTGCGGGTGAAGGATCGTGGAGCGGACGTCACGCCGGACCTGGTGCTCGACCGGGACACAATCATCGGCGACGACGATGCTGTCTCGGTCACGCGCGGCAGCGCCACAGGGCAGCGGCGCGAGCACGAGTTGATCGCGATCGATCCCGACCAGGACTACACGGCGGTTCCGTCGCTGTCGAAGATTCCGCGCAATCCGATGGTTATCTCTGCTGCGGTCGGCAAGGAAACCGTCACATCCCCGCTCGTCATAGATGCCGACACCCGGCAGGCGCTGGCAACCTTCTCGCAGAACTATCAGGAGAACGCGCGCCGCAGGGTTGCACTCAAGACCGGCGCTTCCGGATATGAGATCGAGCCGGGCGACCTGTTCGCCCTGACCGGCATTGCGGACGGCTTTGATAACGAAGTGTTCAAATGTACGGCGACCACGCACGGCGCCAACTGGGTCGTGGAGCTCGAGGGCGAGGCGATCCTGCGGTGCGCGATCTATGGTGGCGACCTTGATCCGTTCCTGATCTATGTGGTGCTGCTGCTAGGTTTTGAGGGCACCGACGCATCAACCACTATCACGGACGAAAGTCCGGCCGTGCATGGGAATGCCACCGTTGTCGGCGCGGCACAGATAGACACGGCACAATTCAAGTTCGGCGGCTCGTCTCTCAAGTTGGTGGACGCCGGCGACGCTGACGGTATTAGCTGGGCGACGGACACCGATTGGGACTTGTCTGATGCCAACAGCGATCAGTTCACTATCGAGGCATGGGTTAGACCCAGCGACAACACGCCGCTCGACTCCGCGATCATTGCCAACCATGGCGGCGGATCGCCGAATTTGTCGTGGATGGTCTACGTCAACACGACAGGCAACGGTGAGCTTGAGTTTCTCGGCACCACGACCGGCGGCACTTATGACTGGTCCGATCATCCCGTCTCATCTGGCCTCATATGGAATACCAGCACTTGGTACCACGTCGCGGTTGACAAGGACGCCACCGGGAAGGTTCGCCTGTATCGTGATGGTGTGATGCTCGACTCGGCAACGCCATCCAATAGCGCGCTCAGTGGCGGCGGCGGCGGCATTTCAGTCGGGGCTAATAGCGCTTCTGGCGGGCGTACATGGCCGGGATGGATCGATGAGGTCCGCGTGACAAAGGGAATAGCGCGATATGCTTCCGACTCTGGATATGTCGTGCCAACCGCAGCATTCCCGAGAACCTGAATGCCGCTCAATCTCGACTCATGCATTACGGGTGTATTCACACCCGGCAACATCGGCGCATCGTCTGGGCAGACACCCGTTCAACCAATCGTGCCTTCGTTTCTTGATCCAGAAGACTATGACCCCGATGTGGAATGGTCCCTAGATTATTCAAAGTTTTACAATAGTGCCTACCTACTCCTACTGATGGTGTGACATGGCTGACAACACTGCCATTAAAAACGCTGCCGGCTCTACCGTTAACGCATCAACCGAAGAGCAGACAGATGGCGCGTTTGCGCCGCGCATAGCAGGCACGAAAGACCATGACGCGGCCGATGACGGCTCGCCAGTCAAAGTAGGCGGCAGGGCGCGCAGCTCGGAAGTCACGGCGGTCGCCAACAACGACAGGACGGACTTCATCACCGACCTCGTCGGCAAGCTGATTACGCTGCCGTATGCCAACCCCGAGAACTTCGTATCGGGCGCGATCACCACGGCAATGACCGGCACGACCAGCACATCATTGATCGCTGCGCCGGCCTCGGGCTTGAGAAACTACATCACGCAGATCACGGTATCGAATGCCCACGGTACCGTCGGCACGGATGTCGTCATTCAGGACGGCTCTGGCGGAACAACTCTATATACAATCCCGGCTGCGGCACTTTACGGCGGGGCTGTGCTGACGTTCCCTGTGCCGCTGCGCCAACCAACGACGGCAACAGCGATCTATTGCGCCAATGTGACGACTGGCGCGAGCACGAAAGTTAGTGCCAGCGGTTATAAGGGCTCTTAAATGAATCGCCTTACGTTGCTGGGCGGCGGCGGTGGCGGTGCCGTCTCCTATACGTGGACGACTACGTTTTTACAAGCCCTTGACGCCAATGGCACCGGCTTCACAAATCGTAACGGAAGAACCTATATTAGTACTACACTGTTTTCAACCAGTGGAGTGCAGACGCGCCTGACTTTAAGCGCATCATCTACTGAAGATACGGATATAGTTGAATCTTGGATTGGTGATAACTCTGACGTTGACGGGGGGGTTGGATTTATTCCCGGTACCAAAGTTCAAGTAAAGGTTGGAGGTAATGGTACATTTACAATCCCAGCGGGGACTTCAGTTGTGACCGATGATCTTCCTTTTGTTTTCGATAAAACAAAAAGTAAGACGTTTTCATTTTGGGCTCCAGCTCATGATACCGTTAGGATGAAAACAGGCATTTCGTTTACCTCGACGTGGCACAAAGTCGGAACTAACGAGGCGAACGTTGACGCGCCGACAGGGTATTCTGAATTAGGGGCACGTGTATCCGTCCTTAGCAAGATAGAAGTCGCCAACTGATGAATGCCGCATTCCCCATCGGGAGTTGAGCCGGCGCCATGACCGAGCTCCGATCATGGTTCAGGGAAAACCAGACGCTGGTGGCGTTCTGATGGTCGATCAACTCAAATCGTTCTGGCAGCAGAACCACACCCTGATTGCATTCCTTGGGGCGCAGCTCGTGACCTTGGGCGCAGCGGCAGCCTGGATGATCAGTTACAGTGTTAAGTTGGAACAGCGCGTGATGACTCTTGAGACAAGGGGGGCAGAGTACAGCGTGGCCCGTCTTAACAATATCGATCAGAAGCTAACCGCGATGGAGGGAGGTCTCAAAGAACACGAGGCGCGTATCAACCGGATGCTCGCTGAAATCCTGAAAGACAGACGACCATGAGTTTCGATGAGAAAATCTACTTCGACATGGTGCGCAAATCGCTGTTCGGCGGTGAGCTGAACCAAGGGCAGGTCAACGGGCAGAAATTCATTCTGGCCTCGTGGACCAAAGACCCAACCACCACGGACCTGCGCTGGCTGGCTTACGCGCTCGCGACCACCAAGCACGAGACCGCATCAACGATGCTGCCGATCGAAGAGTACGGCAAGGGCAAGGGCATGCCCTACGGCAAGCCGGACCCGGAGACGAAGCAGACGTATTACGGGCGCGGGTTCGTGCAGCTGACCTGGCGCGACAACTACGCCAAAGCGACCAACGAGCTAAACCTCGAGGGTCCCGATGATCTGGAATGGCACGCCGAGCGTGCGCTCGATCCTGAGATCGCTGCCGACATCATGTTTCTCGGCATGGCCGAGGGCTGGTTCCGGGGCGACAAGAACGGCCGCCAGACGCTGCCGCGCTACTTCGATGACGACACCGACGATAGCTATGGCGCACGCGAGATCATCAACGGCGATAAGCACATCGTCCCGAGCTGGTCCGGCGGCAAGTCGATCGGCAAGCTGATCGCCGACTACCACACCGACTTTCTGAGCGCGCTGACCGCCGCCTATCTGCCGGACGAAATGCCGACGCTGCCGGAACCCGAACCGCTGGTCGTCACGGTGCGGATCACGGTGCCGCCCGGTGTCGTCGTGAAGGTGGAGCAAGATTGATGGATTGAGATCCGTGCTGCGAGGCACGGTGTTCCTGCCACTCTCGACTTAGCCGCCCGGTCCCCGCCGGGCGGCTCTTTTTTTGTGGCTTATCGATTCTCGATCAGTTGGGCCGAGGTGTTGTTGTAAACCCGACAGATCCATTGATAGCCGCCTTGGCGGCCGTTGAGATCTACCGAGATCATCACATTCCAGAATTCGAATTGTTTGTGCGCGCTGCGGAATTCGTATGAGGTGTTTGTCACGCGCAGACCATCTGCTTTCGGAAGCCGGCCGACCGCGGCGATCACGCAGCCATCTAGCAGCGAGTTGCTGTTACTGACGGGTGCCGGTGCGAGAGGCGTTCTGGTGAAGTTAGGTCCGGCCGGTTGGTCGGGTGGAGGCGGTGCATTCGGGTCGCCCGGTGTCGTCTTCGCGTAGTAGGGTTTCACCATCTCCCTGTAGTACTTGTACGGGTCGGCCAAGGTATCTTGTGCGGTTGCGCTTGTTGTGGCGATGGCGAGCGCGAGCAAGGCGAGCGTGATCTTCATGGGAGGGTTCCTCTCCGTAACGAGGGTGTACCGGACACGGCGTGGCCGGTTACGGCCGGCTGTTCAGGTTGGGAGCTACCCAACCCTAACCGCGTCCGGCGGGGAAACCTTGCACCGGCGCGCGCGGGACGCAAGGCCTGAATTTTGGACTGGCTTTCACGTGAAACCGCTCACGCCGCCATGCGGTAACGGCCGAATGAAACGATCTGGCCGGGGTTTGCTTCAGCCAAATCAGGGTTCGCTGGTTTGGCGGAAGCAAACCTCACGTTTCCGCCGTTTTCTCTAATGATTTCAGGCACCGAACGGCTTGCCGGGAACAGGTCGGCGCCGATCAATGCCTGCATCCGGTGATACGGCGTGAACTGGTACGGCGCGCGGTCCTCGGTCTTATGCACCACGATGGAGTCGATCAGGGTGCGGAACGCCTGCATGGCCTCGGCGTCGTGGCGGTTGGCCTCGAGGGCGGCGTGCAGCTTATCCATGCTGGCGCAATACGCGGTCATGGCGGTCGGGTGTAGGTCGACCACTTTGGTGTCGGCATCGAGCAGGCGCATGCGCTCGGCCACGCCGGTGCGCTCGGTTTCCAATGCCTGCAATCGGGTGATGATCAGTTCCTCGGGCATGGTTCCGCGCTCAAGGGCGCTCACGAAGCGGACGGTCGCCGCCTCGATGTCCCCGAGCCGCCGCTTGAGTGTCGCGTGCTCGGTCAGGCAATGCTTGCGCTGCTTTACCCATTCGGCATGAAACGCCTTGAGGGCTTCCTTGAGCAGCTCCGGCTCCGCGAGCCGCGTCCGCATGCATTCCAGGATGCCGCGCTCGAGCGTTTCCAGGTGATAGGTCTTGGTGTGCTCGCAGGTCGATCGATCCTTGGCGCCGGCGCAGGCCACGCGCGTCCCCTTGGTGGCTGACGTCACGTAGATCCGCATCTTGCCGCTGCACTCGCCGCAGCGCAGCAATCCGGCCAGCAAGTGTTCCTTGCGTGCGGGTGCCGAGGTCGTCCGCGTCACCTTGCCGGTGGGTCCGAATTTCTGAATGGCGCGCTGACTGCGTACGGCGTTGGCGACATCCCATAGCTTTTGCGGAACGATGCGGAGATGCGGAACGGGGACGAGCATGTGATCCTCGGCGGGCGTTGCGCGCCGCACCTCGAGCTCTGTGTCTGGATCCCTGTGAATGCGTGTCCGGTTCCAACGGATCTCGCCGATATAGAGCCGGTTACCGAGCATGCCTTGGCGCAGCCGGCCGCCGGTGAGGCATTGGTTTGACCATACTGCCGTGCCGCTCGGCGAGACGACGCCTTCGCGTGATAAGTCGGCGGCAATCGTTCGCGGCGATTTGCCGGTGGCATATTCGCGGAAGATACGGACGACGATCGCGGCTTGCTCGGGATCAATCTCACGTTCGCCCGGCTTGCCGGGAATGCACCGGTACCCATAGACGCGCGCGCCGGGAAACTTGCCTTCGCGCACGCGGCCGCTCGCGCCGCGTCGACACTTGTCGGCCAGGTCGCGTAGGAACATCGAGCCGACCATGCTGCGGAGTCCAACATGGATATGGCTCGCCTCACCTTCGTTCACCGTTTCGATGGCGACTTGGGAAAACACCAGGCGCTTGTGCAGCGCCGGCAGATCGGCCTGATCGCGCGAGAGGCGATCCAGGCTCTCCATCACGATCACATCGAAGTCGCCGCGTTTGGCGGCGTTCATCATCTCCCACAAGCCGTCACGGTTGTTCATGCTCGCGCCGCTCTTGGCGCGATCGACGAACGAGGTGACAATCTCAAAGTCCTTTCGGATTGCGTGGGCGCGGCAAAGCGCGAGCTGATCGTCGATGCTTCGATCTTTTTGCAAGTCGCTGCTGAATCTCGCGTAGAGTGCCGCTCTCTTTTTCGTCATGGTGGACTACCCCATAAGTCCGCTGAAATAGATCTCGCGCCGCCGCCCGCCCGATGGCTCTTGCCAGTTCTAGCCAAGCCTCGGATTCGGACTCACGCGACATTGCTATAGTTCCGGCGGTTAAGGAAGCGTTAACCAATTGACGCAGCGTCCATTTCGACGGTTCATTGCTCGTTTTCGCCGCGTTTGTGGGATGACAACGCGGCTTGAGCGGCATTCGCCGCGGCGCCGCCGACGAGTTCGAGAGAGGCAATCTTTTGAAGCACACTCGTCAGCCGATCGATCTCAGCATTCTTCTCGGTGACTGTCTTGTTGTTGTGCTCAACGGTGAGCTTCAGCGCTTCTAGAATGAAATCCACCTTCCCGGTGTTCACGTAGTCGGCCGCCAAGACGCAGCCTTCGTCATCACGAAGGTGCGGGTATGGCTCATATTCAATCGTGAGATTTTTCGGGGCTTTCATGTCTCACCTTTATTCGTGCTTAGTGCGGTCGCGTATTCCTCCGGTACGATTATTTTCACGACACCATACCGGACCTCGGTTGGCATTTGGTCCCTCCACCGGGGCTCCCATTTTCCGTAGCAGACGACATAGCCCTGCTCTTCGTCAGCCGTGCGGCAATCATGGATCGTCACGCCATCGAGCGTTACCGAACAGCGGATTGCAGCCGGGTGATAGCCGGGGTCATCTTGGTCAACGGACAGGCGCATCATTCGTCACCGCGTTTAGATGTGGACAGTGCGGTGCCGGTCAGCCATTCGAGAATGATGTCTCTGGTGTCGAAACCGCCGCACCAGATTTCGATCCTCTTCCCGACCGACGAGACGGTGGTGTCAAGCAACGCCTCGCGCAGCCGCTTGTTTTGCTGCGTCAGCCGCTCGATCTCGTCGGCGGCCTTGTCCATGAGTTCTTCTGCGTCGCGCACGTCTTCAGGGCTTCCAGTTCCAACGCCTCGGCGCAGCAAATGAGGGAAGTCAGTCATCGCATTTACCTGCGGTTAATGCGGCAATAACGGCGTTGGCCGTCTTCATGATGGTTGCGTGTGCCTCCGGGCCTAGATGCCCCCACCTATAGAAACTGATGTCGATATTGTTGCAGATCGTCTCGGCCACCAGCCGCCGCAACTCGGTGTGCTCGTCATCGCCCGGGACCGTTGGACGGGCTAGCGTCGCGATCCCGGGCGCGGTGGCGGTCGCGACCGCGCGTGGGGGGCTGTGACGCGACCGCAACGTCATCTCCTGCATCGCCAAGATTTGCCGCCACGAGTTATAACCTTGCGCTGTCCATGCCGGGCGCAGACATCGAGGCGCACCGCTCGCGTGCGCAGCCGGTGCCGAGGCGGGGGCTCTACCGCCTCGGGCACCGTGCCCGCCACCTCGCGCTCGCTCACGAGATAGCGGACTTGCGTTGCCGCCGGCATGTCGGCGATCGGCGACCACCGTCGGCGAAATGTGCTGTCGTCCATCCGGCGCATCGTCACGCCCTCGGTGATCACCGGCTTTGCGATCACTGGCGGTGCGGCTGGCGCCGGCCGTGACACCGCGGCGGCCCCAAACACCAGCAGCGGAACGCCGCCGAGTGCGAGCATCATGGTGTGTCGGCGCAAGAGCGCGCGTGTGCCCAACCAGGTCAGCTTCACGACTCGGCCTCAAACAAGTTTGTTTGCGCGGCCTTGACCCGGTAGTCCTCCGCGATCTGCTGCATGATCGCGATCCGCTGCTCTGCTGCGCCGATCGACAGTGAGCCGCGCGCGATCAGGCCGGGATAGACTTTGCGGCGCATGATGACCTCGCGCTCGATCTCCTTCAGCTTTTCCGCCGCCGAGTAGTTCATGGGCTTGCCCCGCTCGTTCTGCTCGGTCGTGCGCTCCCATTGGATTTTCTCTTCAGCTTGCGCTCCCTGACGGTGGGCGCGGCAATCTCGCAGGTGACGTAGGCGATCGCTTCCGCCACGACGCAGGTGTGACCCGGCTCTGACTTGGCCAGTTGCCGGGCGCGGACCAGCGCGCTCTTCTGGGTGGTGAACGCCTCCGCCGTAAAGTCCTTGTCGAGCGATGCTTGGTTGTTTTCACCCAATACAAAATATTCCCGACTCACCATGTCACCCTCATCTAGTGCACTGTCTGGATCGTCTCGATCGCCGCGGCGCACTCTGCCTGGTGCAGGCGAATGTCGTGCCTCATCTCCTCGGCGGCACGCTGCAGCGCGGCCTCCAGATCCAGCCCGGCGTCGACGTGGTCGGCCATGCGCGTGAACAGCTCGAGCATGATTTCCTGGCGCAGTGTCATGATTCCTCCGCCATGTAGCGTTGCGTTTTGAGATCCGGCTGCTTCAATTCCTGAATTCTGCGCGTGACCGACTCGAGCAACCGCGAGTGCGTGATGCGATCGGCCCAGTCGATATTGTTGCGCAGTGCCTTCTCGGCGTTCCATTTCATGGCGACCTCGTCGGACGACACGGCGTCCTCGAGGAAGATCATCCAGCGCTCGACGTAGTCGTCGCTCGATGGAACTTTGTTCTCGGGTGTTGTGGTCTTTGGTGGTGCAAGCGTGATGTCTTCCCGCACCGCATCGGGAATATCCTCGACCTCCGTCTCGTCGAGAAAGCCGAGGCCGCAGATCGAGAGCGTGACGCGGCGCTTGGCCTTGGTGACAGCCTTCATCACCGCATTGCTAGCGGCCTCGCCGCGCAGGCCGGCGATCGACACGACACCGAGATCCTCATCGGTGCGGCCGGTCTTGTCCGTCGCCTTGGCGTGAACGGTCAGCAGTCCGTCATGGACCGTTCGATCGGGGATCTGGATGTTGATGCCGTGCAACTTGCGCAACTGGTCGCAGGCGTCGCGCTTGGCATACAGGGTGAGTTTGCCGGAGAGCGTGATGTAGGCAAACGGCTGCGTGACGGGATTGAGCCCGAGGCTGCGGCAGACATTGTGATAGTGGACGACCCGTTGTTCGGCCGACAGGTTCGACAAGTCACCGCGGGCAATCACGTCGTCGACCGTCTGGGCAGTGGGCAGTTGCGGTGTGGCCTTCTCGATGGCGTTCATTGGGCTAGTTCCTCTCTGCTCGGCACGGCGGCGGGAACGTGACGCCGGCGCCGTGGCGCCATTCGAATACGGTGAAGTCGCCGCCGTCGGTGATGATCACGCGCTGGATCGTGCCCAGGAGCGCCGCAGGCCGGTCGGTGAGCGCCTTTGCTGCGTGCACTGCGGTTCCGGCATCGACAAAGCATGCGTCGCGGTAGGACAGACCGAGCTCGTCCCACCAGAAGACGGAAAATTCGGGCGCGCTCATTTCACCCGCACCGCTAGTGTCGGTTCCGCGTTCGATAGTTCCGCGCCGCTGATCGGTTCCCCGCGCGCGAGGTGTTCCTTGATCGCGATCTTGTCCGGTTCCCGTTTGATGCGGATGCAGTTTTCCGGTAGCGCGGCCTCGTCGGTGACGATCACCTTGGGCTGACCGGCGCGGATCGAGAGCGTCGCCTGCGCAAGCTCGAGTTTCCGAACGTCGGCCGCGGTCATGACCTTGAAAGCCAGTGTTCGCATGGCTTCGTACCGGTCATTGAACCGGTCGCGCCGTTCCTTCAGATCATTGAGCATCGCGTTGAGGCCCACGGCGAAAGCATCGGCGTCGCACATACGGGCAACTACGACGGCCAGGAATTCGTGCAAATGCGTCTCGCCTTCGAGTGAATCGGCGAGCAGAACCTCGTCATCCTCATCCCAGATATTCGGATAGCGCAGGCGCAGCAGCTCGATCTGCGCAAGGACGAAGGTCGGATCGAGGCGGCTGCTCATGCGCGGTTCCCGCTTGCCATACCGCGTTACCAAAGTTGCAGTTGGCGGAGTTGTCGCGTTGCGTCCGGGCAGGGTTTGCAGCATATTTCAATTTCGGAAAGGCGCAAGCCGCCAACTTGCTGAATTGGAAATTTTTCCCCACCATTCAGTGACGATCGCGGAACGGGGGACACGGGCTTACGTTGATGGAGATGTGTACAAAGGAAGTGCAAATGCGCAGCGAACGAGAACTGCGACGAGTGGCGCAACATATTGCAACGTTGCTGCCGGAAGACATGGGCGACGCAAAGCGCGTCTGTGATCTTGCGATGGAACTGCAGCAGTGGGCGGATAACGCGCCGGAAAATGATCCCGGCCAGGGGGAAAGGGTTTCAGTCCTCAGGCGGAAGTAATTTCACCGTCTCGGGCGACAACCCCTCGCGACTACCATACAAAATATACATGGCGGTGAGCCCGGTGGCGCGCGCGATGCGCCATGCCTCGACCGGGTGAATGCCGCCTTTCGTCTCGCCATTCAGCATCTTCGAGACTTGCGGCTCGGACTGGCCAATCTGTTCGCCGAGCCATTTTGCCTTCAGTCCTGCAGCATCGAGCCAAGCTCGCACACGCTGACCCTGCGCGGCTGGCAACATGCTCGGCGGCGGCGGCGCTTTCGTCACGGCGTTACGTTTACGCCTTATCCCCATTGGCTCGCCACATCCACTTTGGAAACCCTTGCTACTTTCCAGAATAGCAAGTTATACTACCTCGCATCCACTGATCAAGCGTTACAACATTACCACATGGCAAGGGTGCTGACGCGCTTCGACGACGTGATCAAGGCGCTCGGTGGGGTGACCGAGGCCGGACGGCTGATCGATCGCCAAGCCGCAAATATCTGCCAGTGGCGAGCCAAGTACGGCCGGTTCCCTGCGGGCTTGTACTTTCGGATCAACGAGGTGCTGGCGCAGCACGGCTGCGAGGCATCGGCGAGAGTGTTTCGGTTTGAAGAGAAGCGCGCCAAGCGCGGGTGACTACGTGGCCGTGGGCTAGCCGGCCGCTTCCTGACTGACGACCAACGATCAGAATGGAGAGCGCGGCCTATGCCACGCGCAAGCATCGATGATCCGAAACTACCGGCGCAGTACAGCGCAGCAAAGCGAGCTCTCGCCGTTGCGGTGAAGGTCGAGCAGGCCAAGCACGTGCACGACGTTGCGAGCACGATGGCGGTCTATGCCTACAAGGCCAAAGATCCGGACATGGCTGGCGACGCTGCCGAGATTGTGGCGCGCGCGACCCGCGTGATCGGCGAGATCAACGATGCGGAGAAGCGCGCCGGCAAGCAAGCAAAGGGAACGCGCGGGCGCATCATCGGACCAGGTCGAGGAAAGAAAACGGTGGGTCCGTCGGCGACCCGCCGTTTTGACGAAGAATCGTTGTTCAAGCGGGGCGTCGACAAGCATCTCGCCGATCGAGCTCGTCGACTCTTTGGGATGACGGAGCCTGCGTTCGAGCGAGAGGTCGCGAGAGTGCGGCGGCTGGCAGCGGCGGCGGCGCAAGGCGACCGCGAGATCGTGCAGGCCGCCAAAGCGGAGCGGCATGCCAAGGCCAGGGCGCGGCGTGCGGAGCGCGAGACTGCAGTCGCCGGCAAGATCGCAGCGCTTCCCGACAAAAGATATGGCGTGATCTACGCCGACCCAGAATGGAAGTTCGAAACCTATAACGACGACAGCGGCAAGCTCGAAGCGTCGGCCGACCTTCACTATACGACCTCGAGTCTGGATGAGATCAAGGCGCGCGATGTGCCCTCGATCAGCGCATCGGATTGCGTGCTGTTCCTTTGGGCAACGGTGCCAATGCTACCGCATGCGCTTGAGGTGATGGGCGCGTGGGGTTTCGATTACGTCTCACATCTCATTTGGAAAAAAGACAAGGGCGGCACTGGTTACTGGTTTCGCAATTGGCACGAGCTACTGCTGGTCGGTACCCGCGGCAGCATTCCTGCACCGGCGCAGGGATCGCAATGGGCGTCGGTAATCGAGGCACCGCGTGGTCGACACAGCGAGAAGCCGGATCGGTTTTATGAACTGATCGAGGAGTATTACCCGAACATACCGAAGATCGAATTAAACCAGCGCAAGGCGCGGCCTGGTTGGGATGGATGGGGATTCGAGGCACCTCTGTCGGAGGCGGCAGCATGAACAATCTCGCCTACGAGAAATACCGTGCAGTAAAAATTGAGAACGGGAAAGTTTATCAGGACTTCGTTGTCGATGCTTGCTGGAACCTGCTCGGGCTTGCGATCGTCCAGTATTCCAGCGTGCTTTATCAGCAGACTGTTGGGGAGAGTAAGACCGGCGCCGAGATCAAGCATGACGAGCAGTTTGCACGAACTGGCAATTTGTGGATTGAGGTCGAGGAGAAGGCCAGACCACGGCCAGGACCATACGTACCGTCAGGAATCTATCGCAGCGATAATACTTGGCTGTATATCATCGGCAATTACGACCATGTCTTCATTTTTCAAAAGACGTTGCTGCAAGCATTATATCAGTCCGGGAAGTGGCGGATAATCGAGAATAACACGAAGACTTCGCGCGGTTTTCTCTTATCCGAACAGGAGGCCAACAAATGGTCTGCGGCGATATTGCATCCGCTTGCTGCGGACAAGATCGCCAAGGTCATTGGAAACATGAGTAAGTTAGGCCACGAACTGCACGAAGCAACAAAGCGCAATCTGGCACAACTCGATTTGTTTCAGGACATTGCACATGGCTCACGCAGTGCATGACGACGACTACAACGCCGAAGACGATTTCAGTCGTTCGATCGACGAATGTTACCGCGTGATCCGCGAACGCGTAGCGCGCGGTGGGCCGACCTGGGAGCCACAAATACCGAAATCCGTGAAGGTTGACGAATGGCAGAACTTCCTGTCCTGCCGCTCAAAACCGATGCCCTCATTGCGGATACGACGCACATGACGGCGGAGGAGATGGGCGTTTATGTCCGGCTGCTGGTCGCCATGTGGCGCCACGGTGCGCGGCTGCCGGACGACCCGCGGGAACTTGCGCGGATCGGTGGCGTGTCACTCAAGCGATGGAACAAAATCAAGGAACCGGTGCTGCGGCCGATGACGGCAATCGGCGGTTTATTGACCCAGAAGCGGCTCTCTCAAACGTATTTGACGGTGCAAAAAGTGCGTCGGCTCCGAGCGGTTGCGGCGTTGAAAAGATGGGAGAAACCCAGAGCACATGGATATGCAAAACAATAGCAAACCTATGCATATGCAAAAGGCCCGTTTTGCATATGCTAACCAAATAAGAAGAAGATAACTTCTTCCTGAGTATGTAGCTCCGCGCGAGGAACTCCTGTGGATTAGTGTGGATAAGCGGAAAAACGAAGCCTAAAAGGGGTTGGCCGATAAAAGCGCAGGAACACACCGAGATGCCCGAAGACCGCACTCTGATGTGGTTTTGCATCATCTCGGCGATCACATCGTTGGCCGTGCTATACGTTTTGCTGCACTTTCCTCGATGGATGGCACCATGAGCCGCAGCCAGGCCACATTCGCCAAAATGCAGCGCGAAATCCGCAAGGCCGAAGCCGTCGCCCATGAAGCCAACCTGAAAAAACTGCGTGCGCAGGAAATCACCGGACCCGTACAAGATTCAGGAACCGGCCAAACGATCCTGAAGTTGCAACGGCATCAGCCGCCCCTGCGGACGCTCGTGGAAGCGAAAAAAATAGGTGCGGTGGAATTAGCCGCTGCCGACCAAATCGCACAGGCGGTCACGGCTGTTTGTTCTAGAGGCCATCTAGCGGCAGCTATGCTCGAGCGCGTCGCCCACGGCCGCCAGGGCGACAATCCATGGCCAGCCGAAATCGCCCTTGCTGTACGGAATTACCAACATTGGCAGAACCATTGGTCGGATGAATGGAAGCGCACCCGCAACCCGATGATGCAGGTGGTCTGGTCCGCGGTGATCGATGAACACCCGATTTCGGTCATTGCCAACGATATCGGCTACGGCAGAACCCGAACCTCCCGCGCCATCATCTGCGGTATTCGCCACTATGCCGCCTGGGCCAACATGGTTGTCGGAATTCAGCGCGCGGCATGGATCGCAGCAGCACAACAGGTATTCAACCGGACGGCTGCTGCTACCACTAATTGACAAGACCGCACAGTTATGTGCATTTTCGTGGTAGGTGCGATTTGCGCGTCCTAGCGCAAAGCATGTACCGAGTGCTTCCCTGCACCTCCTTGCCGCAACAAGGATAAACGCCACCAGCCCCAACTGGTGGCGTTTTGCGTTTCGCCTCGTCCCCATGAGGGAGGCTGGCTATGCTGGAAAGCCTGCTGATCGGGCTGCTGTACATCCTGCTGTATGCAGTGGTCGCATCGATCATCGTCTATGTGATCATCTATGCAGCAGCGGCATTCGGTTTCCCGTTGCCACATCCCATTCCCAAACTGCTTTGGGCCATTGTCGCCATCATCGTGCTGATCATGCTGATCTCACTCTTGATGGGTTGGAACCCGAGGTTTCGGGTTGATGCAGAGCCAGGTCGATCCATCGCAAATACCCTTGCCGCGCCCTCGCCCACCTGAGCTAGACCAACCCTCCATCTGTGTCCCGCCATGCTGAAGCCTGCCGTTCTGCACAAGCTGCGCCCTGGTCGAGCCAAGCTGAACCTCCCAGCTAAACGTGCTGCACCATTCTATCTCTCACCCGAATGGAAAGCGTTGATCGCTTCGATCAAGCAGAAGCGTGGTGCGTATTGCCAAGACCCACAGCACCCGGTGGGGGTGCCACGATGGAAGGGCCGCATGTTCGGTGACCACGTTGTGGAATTGAAAGACGGTGGTGCATCACTCGATCCGTCGAACATCATGCTGCGATGTGGTGCATGCCACACGCGCAAGACGATGCAGCAACGCGGGGTGCGCTATCACGGCGCCCGGGGGGTCTGAAAAGATATATGGGATCAAGGGGTTGGCTAC